GTAGGTTGTTTCTGCGCTGCCTTCCTTGCGGATGGTGATGCCGAACGCTTCTGCTGCCGGGGACAGCTTTGCGATCAGGTTATCGACTGTGCAGCTGCTGATCGGGCGTACAAGATTCTTGTTCATGGCTTACTTGCCCTCCTTCTTCTTCATAAAGGCTGCAACAGCAGCTTTCGCCGCTGCCTCGATGGCTTTCGGACTGCTTTCGTCCTTCTCGCCGCCCTCGCCATCCGCACCTGCGCCGGGTGCTGCACCGACGCTCCCTGCACCAGATTCCTCGGAATCCTTGTCCAGATTGGCGAGGAAACTGCGCCCCTGCTTTGCAGCAGCCTGTGCAGCACGATAGGCAAGCTCCTGCGCGGAGCATTTCTTCGCGCCGTACTTGGCTTCCTGCACCAGCTCATCGCTGAACAGAGCGGATACCTCGTCGATCTGCTGCATACGGCGCTCCTCAGCCTGCACCGCTTCGGTGACGGCGGCATTGGTATCAACGACCGCACGTGCGTCCGCTTCCACCTCAGCAACCAGTTCCGGGTACTGTGCCCGGAGTTCTTCCTTGGTCATGGAATTTCCTCCTTTTTCACCGCCTGTGACCACAGGCTGATTTTCTTCTATCGCAGCCGACGCTTTCGCGTCGGGTGTGACCGTAGGGATATTTTTCGGCAGCGTCATACCGGGGCAGAGGTGCATTGCGCGCCCGCCCACAAAGAGCGTGCGGCCGTTCGCACTCGCCGCAATCTGAACCGGCTCGGAGTCCTCGATGACCTCGTCAGCAAAGCCTTTTTCCACAGCTTCCTTGCCGGTCATATAGGTTTCGTCGCTCATCATATGACTGATAACTGTATCGCTCATGCCGCTTTTGCGCTTGTAGATGCTGACCATTGCCGTGTCATAAGCGTCCATCGCTTCGGCGCTCTTTCGCAGATCATCAGCGTTGTATCCGCCAAACAGGAACGACCAGCCTTTGTGAATCATCACGAGAGAGGACGGGTTGACCCTGACCGTATCGCAGGCGCACATGATGACGCTTCCCGCGCTCATGGCCACACCGTCCACAATGCAGGACAGGTGCGTCCCCTTCGCCGCAATCTCGCGCAGCCGGTTATGAATCACAATGCCGACAACTGCGTCACCGCCGTAGCTGTTCAGCCGAATCGTCACGTTTTTGCAGCCTTCCACTGCTGCAAGGTCCTTTAAGAACTCGTCCTGCGCAATGTAGCTGCCTTCCTTCTTTTCGCCTGTCCACCAGTCTGTCGGCCACTTTTCCACAACGTCGCCGTACATCTGGATTTCGGCATTTTCGTCGTCCGTGCTTGCCAGCGCATAAAACTTACGCTTGATGTTGAATTTAGGCATTGCCTTCGCCGTCCTTTCTCATGTTGCTTTCGGAAATTGCATCCTCTTTTTGGTGTGCCGTGCTTCCAGCGGCTTTCAGCAGCTCGTTTTCGAGCTTTAACTGCTCCGCATTTTCCTCCCAGTCGCCGCCGCCCAACTCGCGGGTGATCTGCTCGTGGGTCTTTACACCACAGGTTGTCAATGCGATTGCCGCTTCTGCCTCCTTCTTTGGGTCTAGCTGGCCCTGCACCGGTCCAATCCACCGGGCGCTGCACCATGCCGTGCGGACAAGCGGGTCATCAAAAAAGCCAGGAGCTTTGATGCGGCCACGGGCTACGGCTTCTGCAAGCCATGTCTCATATACAGGCTGGCAGAATCGGTCGACCAGCCACGTCCTGCGCATTTTGAATGCTTCCCATGCTTCCAGCAATGCGCCTCGGCTGGCAGAATAGGAACTGTCAAACTCTTTAAGCAGCACATCATAAGGGATTTCCAGAGCCGCGCCAATCATGCGGCAGATTGCCTTGACAAAGACCTCAAAGCCCGCCGTGGGGATATTCGGATTGCCGAAGACGACTTTCTCGCCGGGAGCGAGGTGTGCTACTGTACCCGGCCCCATTTCGTACTCGTTGGGGTCGGCGGAAATGTTGTTCGCACCGGAGCCGTCGGGATTGTCGGTTGGAACGCCGGTAATGTCGCCCGCGCCGACCTCGTTGAAGGGCGTACCGGACTGATCGGTTTCCGTCTCAATCCACGCCGTGAAGAAGCTCTGCACCAGCGCCGCCATCAGCTCCGATTCCGTGTAGCGGCGAAGCTGCAGCAGCGGCTCAATGACCTGCGCCAGATACGGGACGCCGCGGTACTGATCTGGCCGCTCGGACATCATAATGTGCAGAATATTCGGAAGCCCTGTGTGCGTGCCGTAGGCAAGTACGCGCGTCCATTCGCGCTTCTCTTCCAGATTCGTAAACAGCGGGTAAGTATTGCAGACGTGGTACGCCAGCACACGACCATTGCCGTCAATCTCTACGCCATCGTAGACCTTATGCCCCGCGCCCGGCTTTCCGCTTGGGATTTCACCGGCTGACAGATTCAGGAGAGAAAAGCCGCCATATTCATCTGGTGTGCAAATGCGATCTGCTTCCAACAGGTGGACGCGCAGAGAATACGGATTCAAAGCTGTTGGCTCATATCGTTTGAACAGAGCAAAGACGTCGCCAGACATCAGCCACGCCGTCAATGCCTGTTGCTGCAACCCAGCAAAGTTGTTTAAGCCGATTGCATCGCAGTTCTGCGGCTTCGAGGCCCATACGCAGAATTCTGCTTCTGTTGTGCGCTGCCACAACTTCGCTGCTTTCGGTGTCATTCCAAGTACGTCGCGGTCAATGGACGATTTCAGACTCAAGCCCGTACCGACGACCTTTGTTCGGTTGGTGTTGATTGCACTCGTTGCCACAGGTGCAGCCATATAAAGCATTCGGCTCCGCTGCCGAAGCGTACAGTTGTTCTGATTGATGTCCTCCTGCGGCGATCCGCTCGACGGCGTGAAGCCCCGCATCGCTCTTTTTGTCGTACTGGCGCCAGCTTCGCTGTAGCCCCTTGCCGATACACGCCGGACAGTTACTTTTTCGCTCAATGCTTTCGCCTCCTGTGAAATAGAAAACGGACACTCTGGCGGCGAAAGGAGAAAACTCCGCCAGACTGTCCGTGCAAAAGCCCTCTCGGGCGAATTGCTGTTATCATTTTCGTGACCTCACGAAAAAGGTCACCAATCGCGGGGAATCACGCCGAATGCCTTGCGGCGTTTGCCGCCGTTCAGCTCCGAGGTCAGTTGATCGATCTCGTTCTCCATCTGCGTGATTTCCTCGGACAGTGCCGGAAGATCAAACCGAGTGAGCTGCCGGTCGTCAATCATATAGGACTTCACGCCGCCCTCAACCAGCGCCGTGTATGCGTCGTAGAGCTTTTCGAGCGCCGCTTCGCGGAACGCGAGCCGCTTCTCAATGATGATTCTGCTTGCCATAGAACACGCTCCTTACCAATCGTCGTAGTATTTTTGCCTGCTGTGCTGCGCTGTCCGGCGTGTCGGCGGCGTGATGCTTGCCGATGGCGGGGCAGGAATACGAGCGCCGGAAGCTGCTTTCAGTTGGCGGTCAATTTCATCAAGATTCTTTGGCAGAGCCTTGAACGCAGCCAGCGCGTAGTTCCGGCAGTCCAGCGCCTCGTTTCGCTCGTGACCGGGGATCTTCTTCCACTGCCACGGCTGCTTCTTGTTCGGATCATAAACCTTCGTTTCCGACAGCAGCCCTGTAAAATAGGCGCTGCCATAATCGTCGCGTTTCGGGAAATGACAGTATTTTTGCCCGGGTGTCTGCACACGCAGGTTGTCCATGATAATCTCCTTCCCGGAATCAACGCCAAGCTGATATTGCCAGCAGGTGCCGACCGCGATCTGATTGACGATGATCTTCTGCTTTTTTGGAGGTGAAATATACGGCTTATCCTGTCCGGGCATGCCCTTGATGCAGAATACCTTCTTGCTGACTCTGGCGCGGCAATTCAGGCGGACGCTCTGCGTGAAGTGACCGCCCTCATCGACAAAGGACATGGACACGCGCAAGCCGACGCCGTTTTCAAAGCGTAAAACACGGTCAAACACCACCTCGTCGAGCTTATCCCATGTTGTATCATCGTCCGGGCGTCCCATGACAATGCCTTTTTCAATGCCCCATGTTTCGCCGAAGTGACCGTGACCAACGATCTCATATTCCATGCGGTCATCCTGCGTATCGACGCCAGCCGTCAAAACGAGGACGCCCGGCGGCAGCTCGACCGGCTCACCGTTTTCATCCTTGCCGTAGTCCTCACGGCGTGCAAGCAGGGAATCTTCGTCTTCAATATCACCGCGATCCTCCCACGTCTCACCGAAGCAGGTGTTGTAAACAACCTGCATCTTCTTCGTGCTTCCGAGCGCGTTGAGGTATTTCAGGACAATGGATTCCCACGATGCCCACTGGCTGACAAAGGCGTTGAGCCAGAAAGATCGCGTTCCCTGTCCGTAGGCTTCCGGGTTCTCGGCAATCCATTTTGCCGGAGCACGCTTCATTTCCGCTTCCGTGGAAACGCAGCCGCAGCCGGGGCAGGTGTAGTACACCTTTTTTACCTTAAAGGTCTTTTTGTGAGAAACGATGATCTCATCATGCTCAAAACGAATGTCCGACCAGCGGATTTCGTGATACTCTCCGCAGTGCGGACAGCGGGAGTTCCAGCGTTCCATCGTGCCAGTGTAGTAGACGGCTTCAATGGCGCTGGCGTTCTTGATTGTCGGAGTCGATACCTCGACAGCTTTTGCATTATAGAACGTGGTCTGACGTGCCATCGCCAGATCCCACGGATCGCCCTCATTACCGGCGCTTGTCGCCCATCGGTCGCGCTCGTCGCCGAATACATAGCGAATGGGCTTTGATGCCAGCGCGTGCGCCTCGGTCGAGCCGCACATTGTGAGGATGCCGCCCGGATAGGCTTTTTGGAGGATCGTGTTATGCGAATCGCGGCTTTTCGGTGCGGCAATCTTTTGCCGCAGCGCCGGGCTGTCGCGCAGCATCGGCGCAATACGGAGCTTGGAATACTCCTGCGCGTCAATAGTCGTGGGATGCACGAACAGAATAGAGCCGGGGTCTTCGTCGATGATGTAGCCGATACAGTTGTTCAGAAACTCGGACTTGCCGACCTGCGACGCAGCTACCATGATAATGTGCCGCACCTTTGGGTCTGTAAAAGCGTCCATCGGCTCGCGCAGATAAGGCGTGCGCTCTGTGCGCCAAGGTCCGGGCTCGGCTGCGCTTTCAGCTGAAAGGCGGCGCTTGGCTTCTGCCCACTGGGATACCGTGAGATCGTCTGGCGGCGTCATGCCGGACAGAGCCTTTCGCGTTGCTCTATTCAGACGCGCCGCTCCGCGTCGTCTGGCTTGACGTTCAGCTTCGGCTTTTTTCAGCGCATCAGTCGATGCCTCATTCTTCGTCATAGCTG